CGACATCGGGATCCACGCGACCGACGCGAGCCACGCCCAACTCGGTGAACCCGGCGAAACCGAGAAGGCTATCCAACCGCTTGAAGATACGCCCGGACTGGATCACCGTGGCCTGCGTGATCTGCAACGGCACCGGAGTGAACCCGTAGGTGCCTTGGATGCGCACCGTGGCCTGCTGCCCCCAGATCGGCAGAAGGTAGTCACCGATCATGCGCAACCGGTAGATCGGATAAGCATTACCGGACACCCGCTGATTGAGAGGCTCGGTCTGGTAGTCGGATAGCGCGAGAGTGATGCTGAAAGTCCGGTCGCCCTGATCGTCGAGCTTCACGCTGGTGATAGCCGTGAGGTCGTCGGTGTCCACCGTGTAGCGATCCGATGGTGTGAAGTCGCGCGTGGTCGCCGTGCCGTAAAAATTCCGGTCACACTCGCTGTCGATCATCCGACTGGCCGACTCGACCGCCATCTCCAGCATGTCATCATCGACGGCATCCGTAATGCGAAGAGCCGACTTGATCTGAGTCAGGGTGCAGTATCCGTTCGTGATAGCCACCTAGCTCTCCAACCATTCGATGAGTCTGGTGAAGCCTGCCCGGTAATCGGTCGGCTCCATGTTTCCGTAATGCTGCCAGAACTTGGCATTGTCGCAGTCACGCGAGACAACCCCGGTGGGCTTGTCCGTGGTATAGGTGATCACCGGGTCAGCGCCCACCAGTTCGCAGCACAAGGCGGCAATCTCGGCAACACTCACCGCGCCCTGATAGCCGATGTTCGTCGGGCCGATGTTCCGGTCATCCATCGTCAAAGCCGTAATCTTAGCCACCGCGTCATCGATCCACAGGAACGAGCGCAACTGCTGGCCGTCGCCCCAGACCTCAAGCCTGCCCGTGTCGCGGGCGTGAATCGCCTTCGTGGCAATCGCCGTAGGGAACTTCATGCGCTCCCCGTGAGACTCCTGGCCGACCCCGTAGACGGTGTGCAGGATGCCTACGCGCACGTCTACCGGAGCGCGCTCCGCCAGTCGAAGCAGCATCAGCTTCCCGCGCCCGTACATCTGATCAGGCTGACCTGTCTCCGCCTGCTCCTCGCGCAACCGTGGCGCGTTGCCGGGCTCCATCTGGATCTCGGTGGGATAGATGCACGCCGAGGCGGCGACGAATCCGCGCGAGACTTCCGCCTCCGTCATCGCCTGCAGCACGTTGAGATCAATCCGGCTGTTCACGATATACGGCCAGAAGTCGTGCGTATGGAAGTATCCGACTCCGCCCATGTCGGCGGCGAAGTGATACACGACATCCATGCCGGTGAGGTCCGGCTTCGTGGTCTCCAAGCAGATCACTTGATGATCGTGCGCCTTATCCCATGCCGCCTTACGGGTCGCATCATGCGGCGGCTTACGATCAACCGCGAGAACCCTATGGCCCTGCTCCGCGAGATAACGAACCATATTGGAGCCTATGAATCCGCTGGCTCCGGTGACCGCTACGTCCACAGGTGACTCCTTGAACGATAGAGGCCCTCATCACCGTGAACCGTGTTGGCGCCCTTGAGGTAGGTGTCATCCATCGAAGCCAGTCCCCAAGCCCAGTGGATGTGCTCGACGCATGAGCTCAGGCAGGGCGCGAACTCACCACGGAACTTCGCGGTCGCAATCGCCTCAGTGTCCGTGTAGTTATGGATGTAGCCCTCGTGCAGCAGTGGGTAGGCCCCGTCAACCGTGCCCCGGTTGCAATACTCCCGCGTCACGAGGTAATGCGTCGCGTGAGTGCCGGCGAGGACTTCCGGGTTATGCATGTCATTCGTGCCCACGACCGCGAAGTCCTGCGATACCTCCAGCAATGGCTGCAACCATCCGTCGTGGAAGTGCAGGTCATCGGCAGCGATCAGCAGGTAATCGTGCGTCGTGTGCTCCACTGCCGTATTGATCGCTCCGGAGTAGGACGCGCTGCGCTCATTGATGACGTACGTCCGTTGCGCAATCTCTATGGCCTCAATGGTCTCGCGGTCGTGCTCCTCGACGATGAAAATAGGGTCGATGAGATTGCGTGGCGCGGTCGGCTCCAAGTCATCGATGACGCGCTGGATGTTTGCCGGCCTGCCGAGCGTGGGGATGAGTACGGCAATCATGCTGCCACCGCCTCCCACCATGATTCTGCGGCAGTGCTCACCAGTTCAGCGAGATAGTCAGGGTTATTCCAGCCGCGAACACTGGTCACTCCCACGTTTTCATTCGTGATACAGACACAACCTGACAGGACGGCCTCAATCGTGGCGCGGCTCTCGGACTCGAAACCGACCGGCAGATGAATGAACCAGCGTGACTCAGCCATCGCCGCGAGGACTTCCTCCCGTGGCCTGTTCGTCAACTGCCGCAGCTTGATGCCGTTCTGCGCGGCATACATCGCGGCCTTTCGCGGCCCCTTGAGATCATGCCAGCGATTCGCCCACACGGCGTGATCCTGCTTATCCGTCTGCCAGCACTCGCTGGGATTCATCGGCGATAGAACGAGGCAGACATCCCGTGGCGTGATCCATTGCCGCTCACGTTCCAGGTGGGCTGGAGTGTGAAGGATGAGAACGTGCGCCGCCTCAAGTAGGTGAGCGCGCGCTGGGTTCCGTGTCTGCAGGTGATGCAGAAAGACAGCGGGCTTCATCTCAGCCAAGGCGTACATCGCATCATCGGTCAGTAGATCCGTGCCCGTGATGACGAGCCGCTCGGCATCAAGGGCGCGTTTCCATTCCTCCGGGCCGATCAGTTCGACCTCGACACCCTGAGGTGCGGCAGCTATAAGAGCCGCGTCGGTCATCTCCGCGCCGCCCACATACTTGCCGGGCAGGTGAGCAGGATGCTCGGAGTCAGTCTCGCGCGGCAGGTGATGCGTCAACCAGGTGAGCTTCATGCCGTCACCGTCGCCAAGTACGGCTGCCAGTATTCCGCCCACACCTTGTCCGCGTCATACTTGAGCGCGTGCTGGCGAGCCTTCTCGCTGCGTCCCTGACCGCGCTTGTACGCCTGCTCGAGCGCGTCAACGATGCTAGGAATGTTCGGGGTGTTGAACCACGCGAACTGTGCCCCGTCCCAGAACGGTTGACCTTCCGTCAGCCATCCATCGCCGAGCAGTTCCGGCTGCGCCGAGAAGTTATTGGCGATAGCCACGCATCCGGCCATCTGCGCCTCGATCAGGGTGAGGCCGAAACCTTCGCCCAACGTTGGCGCCAAGAGCACGTCGATCCCGTTGTAGATCGCGCCCATGGTCTCGTTCGGGATGCCGTTGTGCATCGCGTGCTGATTCACGAACTTGAAATGTCGATTCTCTTGCAGCCCGCAAGCCTTCAGCAGGAGATCTAGGATCAGCCCGTTGTGGCGGCCATACCGCTCAGTGTGCAGGTACAGGCGCGCGTCAGGCTTGTCCTGCGCGAAGATGCTAAAGGCGAGAATGTTCTCGGCCCACGCTTTGCGGTGGATCGTTCCGCCGCCGCCAGCCTTGTTCGCATTGATGCAGCCGACGATGAACACATCCTCATCCCAGCCGATGAGCTCGCGCCCAGTCTGGCCTTCATACGTTGCGCCGGGGTAGTAGAGCGAGGACTCGACCGCCATCGGGATATAGAGCGCCTCCACTCCGGCGCGCTCGATCTCATCCTGGCCGAACTTTGTCACCGCGATAGGCGTGATGTTCTCGCGCTGCAACGTGCCGAGCACGTTCGGCGGCACGGGCATATGGTCGACCATGGTCCAGACCGCCGTGGGGATGTCTCCCCACATCTTCTCATCCATCGTCCACGCATCGAACAGGCAGACGCAGACAGCTGGGCCGGGATTCTGCGCGGTCCACATCTTCCAGTTCGGAAGTACGGTGTCATTGCTATACGGATCCACGCCCATCGGGAAGATTGGGATGCCTTCGTAATCCGTCGTGGTCCCGTAAATCCCATAGTTGCAGTTCACGGCCACATGGTGGCCGTCGCGGTACATGCGCTCCACGACTTGCTTGGTCTGAGTACCGTATCCAGTACCAGTCCACGGTGCATTTGAGTGCCAGAGAATAGTTGTCATCGCAGGATTCCTTCATGCGCAGGTGTTCGCAGGGTGACCCGAGGGCGCCAGTCCTGCGCCCTGACGCCCTCGGGGGTAGGTGAGGAAGGGGCCGAGGATTGCCCGGCCCCTTCCTGTCACACCGTTGGATCAGGCAGTGCCGCCGCGGAAGAACTTCACCGCGTCGGTACGTCCACCACCGAGGTCGCCACCAACGCGCACGCGCGCCTTGAAGGCGATCTGGTCCGACGTGAAGTACGCCTCGTCGGAGCGGACGATCTCGATGCCGCCGACCAGGCGGGTGTGGTACGCCCGCAGGTCGCCGAACACAACCGACTTGCCCGTGAGGGTTGCCGAGGCAGCCGCCGTGCCGATTGCCGGCATGAACGGATTCTCGTAAACCGGGTAGGCGAGCAGTCGACCGACCACGCCAGCATCGGCGTACGGGTTGAACAGGTAGGAGCCGTTATTGTCCTTGAGGGCTCGAACCGTTCCGAGGGTGGCGCGGCTCATCATGAAGCCCGCACCCGGCTGCGCAGCGTAAACGCTGTCGACCGCGTGCATCAGGGTGATGAGATTGTCCGCCGTTGGAGCACCGCCGACACCCGTGCCGCCGGTCACCGCAGGCGCGGTGCCGAGAGCGAACACGAGGCCGTTCGGCTGAACGGTGCCCGTGCCCTGGGTGAGCACGTTGCCGATCGCCGTACCGAGCGCGAGGCCCATCTGACGACCGAGGAAACCGACGAGGTCGATCCCTGTATCCTGCAGCAACTCGGAGCTAACCAGAGTCAGCGTCCCGAATTTATGCCCGCGGAGTGTGATGCTCGTGAACGTAGGATCGGACTCGGCGTAGGTCGCGCCCTCAGCGGTTGCGGTGCCGTTCTGACGAGCCGTCTGCACCGGAACCTTGATGTCCTCGCCGCTCGTGGTGTTGAGCACGGTGACGACAGAGGAATCCAGCATCGGCGACAGGGTGGCCAGCTGCTCCTGGATGATGTCGTAGAAGCCCTGCGGGACAGTCTCCGGTCCCTTCGTGGCCGTGGCACCGGACAGCGCACGACGCTCAAACGTCGCGGTGCGACGCTCTCCCGAGGCGAGCTGACGGATGATGTCCGCATCAGACAGTTCGGCGGCGACGGTGCGAGCCTCAGCACGAAGCTCGGGAGCCGCAGCAAACTGGTCGGCGATGCGGGCGTCACGCTGCTCGGCAGCGCGAACGGTGTTGATGTGATCCTGACGCTCGTCCATGCGAGCGTTGAGGGCGTCCCACGCGGTGCGCTCCTCAACGGAGAGATCACGCTTCTCCGACTCCGCGCGGTCAAGGTACGACCGGGCGTCGTGGAGATCCTTCTTCTGGGCCTCCAGAAGGCCTTCGAGGTAAGACATGTGTGTCCTTCGTGATGGTAGTTATGTGGAGGTGTCCGGCGGGACGCTCAGGACGAACACATCGGCGGATCGCTCAGATGTGCAGTAAATGGGGGTTAGAGTCCGAGAGCCTTCTCGGCCAGCGCCAACTTGGCGGCAAGGATCGAGGTCGGCACAACCGAATCCGCAATCGGTGCAACCTTGTCCACGATTGAGCGCAGGAGCTGCGCCTGATCGTCCGTCAGTTCACCAGCCTGCAGGGCTGTCATCGCGTCGGTCAACTCGTCGAGATCCGTCGCGGTACGCATTGCGAGCCCCTGCAACTTGCGCACGCTAGCGGTCGTCTGCGGGTACGCCGGGACGCCGGTCACCACGCTTACCTCATGCAGCTTTGCAGCCATCAGGGTGCGCTCTGTTCCATCATCGGACCATGAATCCTTCATTGTGGAGAAACCGAAGCTCA